CTTTTTTCCATTGGTGTCCGCTTTGCATTTCATTGCCAATCCACCAATCAAATAATTCGGGTTTTTCTTTGGCTATAATTGCAAGTTTTCCTTTGCCTTTCAAAAAACAGCAATCACAATTTCCGTATGGTTCATTGACTTGCAAATCAAAATCTTGTTTTTTCCACCAATCCAAAACATCTTGCTTTGTGGTTTTCCATTTTACCAACGGCAATTCAACATCATCTTGAACCTTTGACCATCTCCGTGGCTCATCGTATCGGATGCCGTTAAACGATGTGTAATCGGTTATGCCAATACTTTGCAGATAGCGTTTGAGTGTGTTGATTTTCAGTTCAGTAGTGCAAAATCTAAACTGCATATTTGGTATTCCACTTGGTCTTTGTTCCAAAAGTTCTTGAAATGGCTCTCCATTGCGAGATGCTGTTGCATAATCCACAACCACAAATGTTGCAGGTTTGCGATATTCAAGCCATACCAAATTCAATCCCCAGCGTACATCACATTCATTTATGAAGTCAAGTGTCTGCGGCATTTCTTTTCCTGTGTTTTGAAACGTGACGATGTAATCTTGCAATCCTTCATCAACCAATCGTTTGGTCATGTATGCAGAAGTTCTGCCACCGCTGAAATTTATGATATTCATATCTGTTCTGCAAATTCTTCAAACTTATTTTTGACGCTTTCAAGGTTACGGGCATAGCGTTTGTCGTAACTCATCAGGTTATCAACAACCCGGCAGCTATTTATGACGGTGCTATGGTCACGGCCACCGCATAATTGACCGATTTTCTTCAACGATAACGAGGTTTTATGCCGCAAAATCCAAATGAATATCTGCCGCAATTCCAACACCTCACGTTTACGGGCTTTCACCTTGATAAATTCGGGCTGATAGTACGGAAATACCGACCTGATTGCAAGGTGTGTGGCCTTGATATGCTCATCATCCTTGTCAATGTCCTGTACTTTCAGCACGGTTTCCAATTCCCTGATGCGGATTTGCTGGTGTCTGATTACTTCTTTCATTCTGTCGATTTCACTTTGACGAAATGTTGTCCTGCTGTTGCGCTGTGGTGCTTTGATTTTTATTCTCATGGTGCAAATATAGTAAATTAAACATTAGTTTCAATATACAATCCTGTTGAAATATCATAATTAAATTTCTGTATTCCGATTTCCCCCCAGTGTGAAAACTTAACTTTTTGGATGTGAACTTCCACCGTGTTATTGCTGAAATTTCTGTACACTGTAAGCCCATTGTCGGTCTTGTTATAAAAGTTTGCACTGCCGGCTATGTCATACAAGCTCGGTACATCATAATTTCCATCATCTTTCCTGCCTATTTTACGTGGGTGAGCCACCAAAAAACAATGCACATTGTACCTTTCGCAGAAGTTTACAATCTTGTCAAGCGACTGCCCGATGTATTTCGTTTCACTTTCACCGTACTGATGCTCTAATTTGTTCCAAGCATCTATGACAAACCAGTCTATATTCTTGCGGTTTTTAAGTTCGGCCACCTTTGCAAGTATGCTGTCAAGTGAGAAGTCTTTTTCAGGTTTTACAAAGAATATGCTGTTTTCAAGCAGGTAAAGTGCTTCGTATATTTCCTGCTGGTTCATACGGTGCTGCCCCATAAATGGCCGCTTGGTCAATTTACGCAGCATCTTACTGATATGAAGTTCAACTGGCCTATTTTCAGGGCTGTAAAATGCACCCTTCCACTGGTGGTTCTGCAATAGTTTCAGCAGAACGTGGTCAAGAAAGTCCGATTTTCCGTGTCCGGGTATACCTGTAATGGTAGTCAAATAACCTTTATGAAATGACAGATATTTATCAAAACCAACCATCCCGGTTTTTGCACCTTCCGGCAATCCGTAATTGTATAGGTTTTCGATTTCTGTTAAATAGTCAGTTACTCCGAACACACCTATCATGGGAAATTCGTAAAAATTCATGCAGGCATCACGCAGGGCAAACGCACCATTCAGCAATAAATACTCGTTTGCATCTTTGCAATTCGGAAATACAATGTAATTACATTTGTCTTTTCCGAACCTGTCTGCTATTGCGTTTCGTAATTCAATACCGGGTGCATCGTTGTCAACTGCAATGTGTATGTTTTCGATGTGGTCAAATGCCGGCATGAAGCGGTCAAAGAAAGTAAGGTTTGGCTGTGCGCCATTTGGCACACTAATCACATTTTCAATCCCTGCTTCAATAAGTGCCAGCGCATCCATCTCACCTTCTACAATCCACAATTCATTTGCGTTTGCAAGGCAGTCAATGTTGTACGGGATAAGTTCTGCGCCTTTGTGCATCTTAAAATGCTTTGCACCATCCCTGTATTTCACGTTTTTAAGTACACCATCCTCAAAGTAATTGAAACAGATGCAGTTCACTTCCTTGCTGACCTGTGGCATCCATTCGGATTGTTCCGTGATTTGCATCTTGTTCACGGTTGCTGCGGTGATCCTGCGGCTTTCAAACCATTTTAGTACCTTATCGGAAAGTGCGGTAGTATTTTTCCATTCCGGGACTTCGTATTTCACCACTTCCGGGCGGTCTATAATTGCACCCTTCCATCCGCAATGGTGACAAATCCATGCTTTCTTATCAAGGTTAACAGATAAGCAGCGGTCTGTTTTCTTTTTCCGGGTATGGCTACACTGCGGACAAAGTGTTTGAACTTCACCTGTGGTTTTACCATTCGGTATTTCGATATTGTAAAATGCGTAGCTCACAAAACAACCCCTCCAAGATTTTTAATTTCAGGTTCAACAATCCGGTAAATTTCTACACCTGAATTTTTCAGCTCTTGCAATCCTTCATCGGTCACACTGATTTCCATGTTGACAAATTTGCCTGCATCGTTTTGCTTTTTGTAAAACACCATGTAGGTTTTTGGTGTTTGTATTGTTCCTTTCTTTGGTTCTTTTGCCAGCCAATTCAGTGCAGTTCGGTAAAGGTTTTTGTAATCCTTATTCTTTTTGTAGTTTTCAATCCGGTCAAGAATATTATCTACCTGCGTAGGTGACCAACCTTCTGCAACCAGTTTGTCAAATTCAGGCCGTGAAATTTCCAAATGGCCAAAAGCCCTATATATATTTTCTTCTTCTTTCTTTTCTTTCTTATCTTTCTTTAATTCTTTAGTTGGTGTCATCTGCGTTTCATCTGCGTTTCGTTTGCGTTTCACTTCCGTTTCATCTGCGTTTCGCTCGTCTTGGTAACATTCATATTTACAGATAGTTAGCCGTGTCGAAACTGAAACGTTTTCAATTACAATCATGCCATCATTTTGAAGCAGTTGTAAAAACCTACGCACCTTGCTTTTATCTACCTTCCATCGTTTAGCCCAGGTGTCCAATGAATAAAGACTTTGACCACGTTTGCAGTCATACAAATTTCCTTTGATAAGTATCTTCTTATCTTCAAAGTTTGCATTCATGAGTAAATCAGTCCACCAATGGAAATACTGGCTGTTTTGATAAATCCAATGTTCCATCATTTTTCGGTGTATTTTAATCCAACCATTATTCATTTGGCTGTCCTTTCAATGTTAACCTTTTACACTGGTTCCAATACAGCACTTCAAAATCAAGGTTCATTTTTCGGTAATCGTAAACATGCTGTTTTACTTTGTGAGTCAGGAAGTCAACTTCCAACTTTCCAATCTGCTGTGAAAGTTCTTCGATGCATCTGTCGCAGATGTCAATCGGCATTCGTTTTGGTAATTTAATCATAAAAAAAACACCCACACTTTCAAGATGTGAACCCGGCCGGAAGTTAGCCGCATCTTTACTTGCGTGGGTGTTAATTATTTTCGTTGTCATGCTTCCTTATTTCGGCAGGGGGTTCAGTCCTGTTATTCCGATATGCAATTATATAACAAAGATTTTAGATTTCCAAATTATTCGTTACAATATTGTTGATTTTCGTGATAATCAATGTCGCTTTGCTCGTCACGTTCCCATTCGATTGTCTGTGTGATGTACCAAGACCATCCCTTTTCCCATTCTTTGAAGTCATCGGAGTTAAGTTCAAAAGGATTTTCCCCATTTGTTCCCCAGTAGTTGAATTGCTGACAGGCCTCATAGCCCAGTTCGAAAGGTGTTTTTGTGTTTTCCATTAGTTATATGATTTGATTGCTTGTTTTTCTATAAGATTTTTGAAGGCAGATAATGTCATTTTTGAGCCACATACACCACCACAAATGCGTTCAAGGTTAGATGAATGGTTGCTGATGCGAATGGTCAAATATACACGGCCATCAAAAGGTTCAATTTCATGATACAATTTGCCTTCGTTTACAACGTCAACAGATAATCTTACATAATGCGAAAGGCCATTACTCATGTCTGTTTTTACAGTGACATTTGTGTAACCCATGTCTGCAAACATCTTGTAAATAGGTGTAGTATGGTCAAAATTTTCGTTGAAGTTTTGCTTTTCAAAAGTGTTTTTGCGTTGTTTCATGATGCAAATATCATATAGTTTTCTATACTTGCAATAGTTTTTGTTAAATTATTTGTGTTAAAGTTATCCACAATATAAAAATATCGACTATTTACGAATAAACTTTGTGCCGTGAAGAAACACACGAAGGTTTATCTTGACCATTTCGGCTATGACAAAACCGATTTCATCCCTTGCGAGGTATGTGGCGCACAAGCTGTGGACATTCACCACATCGAAGCCCGGGGTATGGGTGGAAGCAAACACGCTGATGTGATTGAAAACCTGATGGCGTTGTGCAGGAAAGACCATGCCCGGTATGGGGATAACAAGTCATTTAAAGATTGGCTCAAAAAAGTTCACGCCCTTAAACTTGAACAAGCGCACAGAGATACTGATTGAATTAGCCAATTCCAAGTGGCTGCCGGACTTCTGTAATAAAATAGGAGGTCACGTTGCTGCCGACCTACAACAACACCTTTTGCTTATCTGCTGTGAAATGGATGCCGACCGCCTAATACAACTGCACCAAAGTAATGGACTTGTCTACTATTTAGTAAGGGTGGGATGCAATGCGGTAAACGGCAATCGTTACACAAAGTTTTATCGTGACTTTCTACGCACTACCGAAACCCTGCCTGAAAATTACGATGAGGAAGCGGAAGATTATGACGAAACACACATCAGGCGCAAACAGGAAGCGGTGGAGTCTGTCAATTTCAAAGAGGTGGCTAATCATTTCAATCGTTCCGAGTGGTATGTGGTAAAACTTTGGCAGCTGTGGGAAGACAAACAGAGCATGGCAATGATTGCCCGTGACACAAAAATCAACTACCGGGAGATAAGCCAAATAATAAACGCAATCAAAACACAAATCAAAGAAAAATACAATGAATACGATGACTGATATATTAGGAGTGGCCGCATTGTGCGTTCTGCTTTCCCGGTACTTCTTTCCCCCGATGATTTCATTCGTGTATGCGCTTGACAGCCGTTACCGAAAGACAATCAAACCTTTTGAATGCGGTTTCTGCCTGTCTTGGTGGGTGGGCCTTACTTGGTTTACCGTTCAATTCGGATTGTATGGTATAATTTATGGTGCATTATGTGCTATCTTTGGAGCATTAATCGACCGATACCTATGAACATAATTGAAATCACATTGACTGGCATCGCCATGGGAGTAGTTTTACCCTGTGTTTGTTTCTTTATAATGACAAGGATATGACACCTGAACAGCGCAGTCTTTGCCTTGACTTGAAACCACACATCGACCGTGTGAACAGAA